CGTTACCGCAGGCGGTGCTGTTGGCGCGGCAGTAGTATCAGGACTGACTAACAGCCGGTGGGAGTATGTCAACGTCTCAACGCCTGGCGGCGCGTTTATGTACGCTGCAAATGGTTCGGATGCGCCCTTGCTTTACAACGGCACGACTTGGACTGCGATTACGGGATCATCATCCCCCGCCATTACGGGCGTTACAACGACGACGCTTGATGATGTGACGCTGTTTAAGAATCGAGTTTGGTTCATTCAAAAGAACACCCTCAAAGCATGGTACTTGCCGACTTCCTCTGTTGGTGGCGCTGCTGAACAGCTAGACTTAAGTTCTATTTGTCGTTTCGGTGGCTATCTTGTAGCTATCGGCACTTGGACAATTGACGCTGGTTATGGTGCTGATGACAATTTGGTGTTTGTCACTAGCAATGGCGAAGTGATTGCGTATCGCGGGACTGATCCAGCCTCCGCATCGACGTGGGCGCTGATTGGGGTGTGGAAGCTAGGCACTCCCATCGGCAAGCGTTGCATGTTCAAGTATTCGGGCGACTTGCTGATACTGACCCTTGACGGTTTGTATCCGTTGGCTTCTGCTGTGCAAAGCTCGCGGCTTGATCCGAGGATCGCACTATCCGACAAGATACAGGGCGCATTTGCAGAGGCAACGCGCACCTATCAAAACAACTTCGGTTGGCAGATTCTTTACAACGCAAAAAACAACGCGTTGTTTGTCAATGTGCCGGTATCGGAAGGATCGCAACAGCAGCAGTATGTAATGAACAACATCACAAAAGCATGGTGCAACTTTACAAACTGGAATGCTAACTGTTGGGAAATCTTCAACGATGACCCGTATTTCGGCGGGAATGGTTTTGTAGGCAAAGCGTGGACGCTGGACTATCAGGACAATTCTGCAAACATCCAAGCCAACACCCTGCAAGCATTCAACTATTACGGATCGCGTGGCGTTAAAAAGTATTTCACCCGCGCAAGACCTAGCATTTTCACGAACGGGCAACCGGCAATTTTTGTCGGCATGAACGTCGATTTTGACATTCAAGACACTACTGCCGCGCTTTCGTTTAGCCCGCAGACCTATGGTGTTTGGGGCACGTCGCTATGGGACGTGGGTTTGTGGGGTTCGGATTCAACGATTACGAACAACTGGCAAGGCATTACGGGTATCGGTTACTGCGGTGGCATTCAGATGAAAAGCGCAAGCGGTGGCATTCAAATCGAATGGGCATCGACTGACGTTGTCTATCAGACCGGATGGGCTGGTATATGAAGATCATTACCGAGCCGAAAGAACTCATCGGGCGCTATGTTGCAAGCAAACAAGGGCGCTCTGCGGATTGGGGCTTATTCGTTGCGTTTGGGCTAGTCAATGATGATGAGGAATTGATTGCTGGTGTGGTGTTCAACGGTTACATTGCGCCGAACATCATGATGCACATTTCAGCGGATGCAATTACACCAGGCTTTATTTCGACGGTGATGCACTATGCTTTTGTGAAAAACAACTGCAAGCGTGTCACAGGAATCATTGACAAGAGAAACAAAAAATCTCGCCGCTTTGCTAATCATTTGGGCGCAAAGTTAGAGGGTGTGATGCGTGATGCTGGAGAGCATGGCGATATTTGCATTTATGGATTGATGAAAAGCGATGCTGAAAAATGGATTCAGCCCCGCTACATGAAGAAACTGGAGGCTATATGGGCGGCATAGTTAGTGCAATTTTCGGCGGCGGTTCGCAACCGGCTGCGCCACAAGTGCAAACTTACAACCCTGCCGATGCAGCAAAAGCGCAAGGCGCGGCAAACGTTGAAACTGCAATCAAACAGGGTTATATCAATAATCCTAATGTGTACACGCCTGCGGGTTCTCAACTTGTGACGTTTGATCCGTCTACTAATCAACCAACAGTTAGACAAACGCTAACGCCTACAGCGCAAACCACATTTGATACGCAACAACGAGTTCAGCAACTGCTGGCAAAGCTAGGCGAAACTGGTGCAACGACTGCACAGGATGTGTTGAACAAACCTTTTTCGCCTACGGGTACAGCAGCAGGCCCGTTGCAAACTCGTCTTGATTTTTCTAACCTAGCGCAAATGCCTGTTAATGCAGGCACTACAGGCCAGCAAGCGATTATGGCTAGGCTTGAGCCGCAACTGCAACGCCGACAAGCATCAATAGAGAATCAGCTTGCCAATCAAGGCATCACGCCAGGATCAGAGGCTTACAGAACAGCGCAAACGCAAGAGGCGCAGAATCGCAACGACTTGTTGAGCCAGGCTGCATTGCAAGGAATTGGGCTTGATACGAGCGCACGCGCTCAAGGTTTCAACGAACAACAATCAGCAATGGCAGCACAAAATGCAGCAGATTTGCAAGAAAGACAACGCCAACTTGCAGAGCGTCAAGGGCCATTGAATGAAATAACCGGACTTCTATCAGGCTCGCAGATTCAGATGCCGCAATTCCAAGGGTATCAACCTGCACAAGTTGCGCCTGCCCCTATTTTTGCTGGCGCTCAAGCTGCAAACCAAAACGCGTTAACGCAATATGGCATTCAATCTGCACAGCAAAACGCAAACATGTCTGGCCTTGGTGGTTTGCTTGGCGCTGGTTTGAGCGCATATTCTTACAATCCGACTGCTGTTAAAGGTTTGTTTGGTTTCTAATTGGGGCAATGAAAAATGGCTGAAAATCAAGCACTAAACTTTACGCTTCAAAGCCCTTACCAAGCTGAACAGGCTGATATTGCTCGCCGTCAAAAGATGGCTGAGATCATGCAGCAGCAAGCATTCCAGCCTGCTGAGACGTTTAGCTACGGCGGCATTCAGGCTAGGACTTCTCCGCTTACAACCCTAGCCAAAGCCTTACAAGGCTATGTGGCTGGCAAAACGCAGCGCGATTTGATCCAAGAGCAGAAAGCATTGGGCGAAAAAGCTCAAAGAGAAAGCGCATCCGACTTTGCGACATTGTTTGGGCATATGCAAGGGCAAGAAGCCAAGCCCGTTCGTCCACCCGCGACGGCTATTGATGACCAAGGCGATTTTAATGAAATGTTGCCTGCTGTTCCTGCGCGTGCGCCTGGAACGGTTGATCCAAGCATATTGGCGGCTTTGCGCGATCCGCAAGCCAAGCAACTTGCTATGTCGCAACTGCTTGCACAGATGCGCCCACAAGCGCCCATTGCAGTTAAAGAGGGCGAAGCTCTGTTTGATCCGCGCACCGGAAAGACAATATTTAATCAACCAAAAGCCGACAAAATTAGGGAAACGAAGATTCTTAACGAAAACGGCGTGCCGACTTTGTTTGGTATTACCGAATCAGGCGAACGCAAGAATCTTGGCCCGGCTCAGCAAGTGGTAAGCCCCGATACGCAAGCGCGATTGACGCAAGAAAGATCACTCGCAGATCGAGCGTTTAATAGCCTTTCTGCCTCACAGCAGCAACAAGCAAGACAAGACGCGCAACGACTTGGAATCAGCCTTGAAGATTTGAAGCTGCGGCAATGGCAAGCGCAAAACCCCGCTATGAGTTTCCAAGAAACCGAGGGCGGCGCAATGGCATTCAACCCGAGAACCGGCGCAGCAGTACCGGTTACAGGGCCTGATGGCAAACCATTGCAAGGCGGCAGACCATTAACTGAAAGCCAAGGCAAGGCAACAACGTTTGCCACTCGCGCTGCGGAAGCAGATGAAATTCTTAACACCGTTGGGCAAGGCGGCAAAGTTCAGCCCGGCTTGATAAAACGTACAGCAGAGTCAATACCGTTTGTGGGTGAAGGTTTAGGTACGATGTTGAACGTAACTCAAAGTTCGGAACAACGGCGCGTAGAGCAAGCGCAACGTAATTTTGTCAATGCAATTCTTCGTCAAGAATCCGGCGCATCAATTAGCCCCTCTGAATTTGCAAGCGCGCAAAGACAGTATTTTCCGCAACCTGGAGAAGATGCGGAAACAATCGCTCAAAAAGCGGCAAACCGACGCAGCGCGATTGCAGGTATGGCGGTTCAAGCAGGGCCAGGAATGCAGCGGATGCAGCAAATGCGCCAACAAACGCAACAACCGATGCGAGCTAAGAATCCGTCAACAGGTCAAGAGATTATTTCGACCGATGGCGGCATAACTTGGCAACCCGTACAAGGAGCGCAATAATGCCTTTGCCACCGGGATTTGAACTTGTAGAGCAGTCTAAGTTGCCCGAGGGTTACATCATGGTAACCGGCGCAGACAGGGAAGAATCGCCCTCTATGCGTGCAGGGCGCGAATATATGGGCACGGAAGGTGGCCGCGATGTTGCTGCCATTGCTTCTGCTATGCAGGGGCCGACATTCGGGTTTTTGGACGAACTTGCGGGTGCAGGGGCGGCTGCGTTTGGTGCGCCCTTTAGCGATAAGCCAATGGGTGAACGGTACAAGTCTGCCCGAGACTACGTTCGCGGCATGACTGAGCAATTTGGCAAGGAATACCCGATTACCGGCGCAATTACGCGAGGCATGACGGCAGCGCCTACAGCAATGATTCCGCTAGGTGCTGCAACGCAAGCAGCTACGATGATGACCCCTGCGGCGCGGATTGCTCAAGCCTTGAAAGGCGGCGCAATAACCGGTGCGGCTGGTGGTTTAGGCGAATCAACAGCCAAAGACGTAAGCGGCATGCTTGGCGATGTAGCACAAGGTGGGGCGTTAGGCGGCGGCTTGGGCGCAGCAGGTCAAGCGACGGGCGGGGCTTTGGGTGCTGTTGGCGGTCAAATCGCGCAACGCATGATGCCGCCTGTCGCGGCAGACGCAGCCCGTATGCGGCTCGCTGAAGCGTTGTTTAGGGATGTGCCTCGGGGTTCAGTCTTTGAACAGCCGGGATCACTTAGCACGCCTGCAACTAGAGGCATGGCAAGGCTTGAAACGCTCGGGCCTGAGGCTCGGATCGCTGATGTGGGTGGTCAAAGTACGACCCGCCTTGCTGATGTGCTGGCGACCCTTCCTGGCAAGGCTAAAGAAACAATGGAACGTGCTATTCGTGAGCGTCAAGCCGGACGACCAGGCAGGATTGTAGGCGCGGCAGAGGAAGCCACAGGATTAGGTCAAGGCTTCAAAGCAACCGAGGATGCGTTTATTGCAGAACAGGCGGCAAAGGCAGCGCCGTTATACGAGCAACTGCAAGGAATGTCGGTTCGGGTGGATGACAGCTTGCATAAACTGATTCAACGTGCCCCTGCTGCTTGGAAAGCCGCACAAGACTTGGCTCGTTTGGAAGGCAAACCCCCGCTAGATTTGTCCAAGATCAAACCGGGCGATGATTTATCGTTTGAAGCATTGGATACTTTGAAAAAAACATTGTGGACAATTGGCGAACAAAAGAAAGTAAACTTTAAAGCCACCGCAGAAAGCCGAGCAATTGACAATCTACGCAATGAACTCACGCGCAAACTAGATGATTTGTCCCCTAAAGATCAGCAAGGCAATTCAATCTATAAAGCGGCTCGGGATGCGTTTGCAGGCCCTGCTGAAGCACAGACAGCATTGCAGCGTGGTCGAGAGATATTTCGCGAGGATGTGGTGGACTTGCCGTCAATTATTAAAGGAATGTCTCCTGGCGAACTTGAAGCCTTTAGGGTTGGAACGATTCAAGCAATCCGCGACAAAGCAGGCACAGAGGGCGGGCAAACTTCTCTGTTGAAGATGTGGAAAGAATCCAAGACAAGCGACCCGCTACGCATGGCGTTTGGTGATGATTTCCGACGGTTTTCTGCTGAGATTGCAAAAGAAGGCAAGCTAAAGCAAATGGAAAGTGTCGGGCGAGGATCGCAGACAGCATCAAGACTAGCAGCGGCAGAGGAACTAGGTGCAGCGGGCGATCTTGGGCGCGGTGCGATGGATGTTACGCGAGGCAATCTCATGGGCGCTATGCAGAACTTTGGAAATGCGTTGTCGGCTAGGCAAATGCCTGAACCAACGCGAAATAAACTTGCTGAACTGTTAATGAAGCAAGGGCCAGCAGCAAAGATGGAACTGCAAGACCTTGATCGATTCATTCAGCAAATCAACGCACAACGCGCACGGCGTGCAGGTATGACAGGCGCAGCAACAGGACAAGCAACTACGCAAGGGGCACAGCAATGAGCTATGGTTTGTGCGCTTGCCCTGATTTGATTCGACTGATATGGCTCTGATTAACACCATAACGCTCGGCAAGAATGCGATGCACTTCAGTGCTTTGTCGAATTGCATCAATGTCTTGCGCGGAAAGGCGACCGTTCCAATGGTCAAGCCCGTAGTTATGTCGTCTTTTTTTTGCGGTATCAGCGTTATTTTCAGCCTTAGTGCCTACTTGCA